TGACCAAGCGCCTGCATTTCGCCAAGCGATGCGCGGAAGTCTTCGGGGGAAAGGTCGAATATGCTTTCAGCACGGCGCGGTCCTGCATCCACTGGAAGCGGGCCTGTTGCGCTGCGGTCGTATTCTGCCATTGTCAGCCCCTACTTTTGGGGTCTTTTAGCACAGAAATGCAGCCTAGACCACACCTTTTAGGTTCCTGCGCAATGGCTGACGTTTGTTCGCAGTGTTAGCCCGCTCGGCATAGACAGCAACCAAGCCAAACGCATCAGCCGCGTGTGATGCCCAATCATGCACCGGACCCAAGCCAACGCCGCGCACGTCGTCAATCTTCTGGCGATACGCGCCCAAGGCCAACCGCCCGCTTTCTGTCGTGTCGTCGTTGAACCGGCAACGAGGGAGCATGGCGCGCACCGCATCAATCCGCAGCAATGCAGCGCCCTTGCCCTGATTGGTCACAACGTCAGTCGTAAACCCTGCGCGGCCTAGAAAGCCCTGTGGCGTGATTGCGTGAACAAAGTCGTGCTTGCGTCCGTCGTGCGGCAGGATACACACCGCGTCCTCATACCCGTTAGACCGCAGCCAGTGAACATGGTCGTCGAATGCCTGCCCGATTGCCTCGTAGTAATTCAGCACACGGACTTCATCGCCTATGAATTGCACGATCCAGATTGATGTGGCGTCTGCCGCGTTGGACGTGCTGCCGATGTCCCAGATTGCGTATATCTTCATCAGCGGGTCGCGATACACGTTGCCGATGCGTCCGCTTAGTTGCGCCTCAGTCAAGCGGCTGGCGAAGTATGCGCCCTCTGTGACGCTCTGATACTCGCCTTCCCAGATATGACCGTAACGCTCTGGCCTCATAGCCATGTCGTCTCTGCGTTCGTCCTCTTGTGTGTTTGGCTTCCAAGGATTGTCTGACCAGTTAGCACGGACAATGACAGACCCCTTGGGCGTGCGGTCGCTGCGCAGCATCATATCAATTGCATCAGTGGGCAGTGACGGGTTCCAGCTTGCCCATATCTCAGACCCTTCCGAGCGGATCGTCGGGCGCAGCAATGTCAACGAACGGTCGGAAACCGCTTGGGCTTCCTCAATCCATGCTCTGTGGAAATCATCAAGACTTTTTACCGAGTCCGCCGTGTGGTCTTGCAGGCCGTTGAAAATCATCACGCCGTCGCCAGGCAGTTCAATCTGTTCGCGGTAGACCCTAAAGCCTTGCGCCTCGCCCAATCCAAAGTTTTGCAGCTTCTTTTCAATCAGGCTTTTGGCTGAGAACTTGAGGGACTTCTGTGTCTCACGTAGGCAAACCATACGCAGGCCCATGCCATGCTCGCCCTTGAACCGCAGTGCGTCTTCGATAGCCAGCCCTGCAAAGAAGTGCGACTTGCCAGACCCACGACCACCCCACGCGCCTTTATAGCGTGCAGGGTGTAGCAATGGTTCAAATACCGCTGCTGTTGGGATGCGTAAGTCGCGGGTCATTTGTCGTGGAAGTAAATGTAAACAGTAGCAGTAAAGCAAATCGCAACAAACAGACCTGCTGAAAGCAATGTGAAAATAACTGCGGCCAGCCCCTCTGCTCCATAGTGACCATACACTGAGGCTAGAGCCGCAATCACGCAAGACGCAATGCCCACAACTAGGGCAAACATACGTTTAAATTCCATCATGGCTTTTCCTTTGTTTCCTTTGGCGTCACCAACTCACGAATAATCTTTGTTGGCGTCATGCTGCCGTCGCTGCTGGTTGAGTCAACGTATTGCTTAGGTGTTCCATGCGCGCGGTCTTCGCTATCCTTAAACAGCTTTAGCGTGCCCGCTGAGAGCAACATAGCGTAGTCGTCTTCGGTGAATTTATCGGATGAAAACCTATCGTGCAATGAGGATAGAATTTTAAGGCGCATTATCGCGGATATTTCAGCCGCTTTTATCTCGGCTTCGCGCTGTCCTTTGGCTTTGCCGCCTGGGTTTCCAGACTGACCGGCCTTGAACCGTGTCTCTGGTGATGGGTCCTTGTTCATATCGTCCTCGCGTCCAGTGGCTTTATCGCCCTTGTGCTTTTGGGATATTACATCGTTTTTGGTGGCGTGTCTATCTCCCACGTGATGAGGTGCATTGGGCTGTCTGTGTCACCATGCGGCAAGTCTTTGACGCGCTGAACAACTATCGCCTCGGCTGCGTCTTCGCTGTCCGCCTCAACGTCCACAAAGTTGTCGCAAATCATTACCCTAAATGTGGTCATGGTGTTTCCTTTGGTGTTGTCTGTCCCCTTGGGGTTTAGATGCTTAGAATAGGTTGAGTGAGCCAGCCTCCGCAAAGCAAAAGCTAGCCCATAGGTTGAGCGCCGGAGCAGCATAGCGAACTGAGTACGAACCGTCTCCGTACATGCTATAAAGAACAAGTATAACTTCTCCGCGCTCATGAGGTGTGATCTGGCTGCTGCCAGCGTCGGGCATTTTACTGCTATCACACCACATCAAAGCGGCTTGGTCGTGGCCCGCGTTCTGGGAGGAATACGCGGACCACTTACCAACAAAGGAAGGCCCATGACGACCCAACCCCACTATGCGCTGGTTATGGGTGCGGGGTCAAGGGGGTCTCTGGAATGCGTTTTAACGCGCGGGCCATTTCAATTTGCATGTGAGTGACAAGCGACAATTTGACATAACCCAATTGCTCGCCCACCACAAAAGTCCACCGTTCGTCCGTTACGCTCCGAACCAAAGTCACGCCGGGCCCGTTGAGAAAACGTGGACCCTGCCAACTCCACTCGCTTGAATGGCTAAACAATCGGGCGCGGATCACTTGGTCAAGCCCCATCCTATTCGCCCTCCGTTGGTGCTGCGGGTAGGGGCATCCAATGGGTAGGGTATCCAACGATTGACCCGTCAAGATCAGACCAGTCTTCCCAATCTGAATGCCACATCATCACTCTGCAATCAGCATCCACAAAACCTAAGAACGTGTGACCGTTCCTTGGCGCTGTCTTAATCGGTTGCCAGCCCCCATTGGCATCCCTCTGCGCCGCCTCAACAGAATGCACGTCGTCGCCTCGGTGTGTGTGGTTGTCGTTCATGTTTCAGACTCCGTCAAAGTGTTGCGCCTAACCACGTCCCACCCAGCACAATCAAGGTGATAAATCACTGACTTAAAAGACTTCTCTGTCGGGCAAATGGGAGCCTTGCTGTAATGCATGGCTTGATTGTGACCCTCGCTAGCAGCGCGATTGAATCGGTCAACTTTTTCGTTAAGTGTTTCATCGGTCATGGCTTGCGCCCCTTTGCTATCTCATAAACGAAAATAGGGTTCTTTGGGCTGTTGCCCTTGCCTGGATATCTGCGGACCATGCCTTGCTTGATTGCTTCCTTTGCACGCTTTCCCGCCGTTTCACTCGCGCAGCCCAATAGCGCGCCGAGTTGCTTTCTGCTTAGAGGTGGCTTGCCTTCAAGCGCGGCAACCAGTTCTAGGACCTTCAACCGCCATTTTACAGGATCAACAACAGCCGCGCCAAAATGTGCCTTTGGGCTAGGCGGAATCTTTGCGACGTGCTTGGCCTTACGCTCTGCCTTGAGGATTGCCGCGCCGACTAGGGCTTCAATCTGCGTGGCGTGGGTTGGTACCTTGAAAGCGTTGGCAATTACATGCGGGATTGTGTCGGCGTTCATGTCGCACCGCCTGACATCATGTTAGGATGAGCCATGATGGTGTCAATGCTATGCCGTTCGGTGTATCCTGATAGATTGCCGTGAACTAGCTTCCAGCCTTTGCGCCTGCACGTTGATGATACGGTGCTGGGTGGGATTCCCGTTTCATCTGCAATTTCTTGCACGGTGCATTCCCAGTTAACCGACGATCCCGCCCGCCAGATTAGAAAGTCGTTTGCTCGTTGTGTCATGCGTCGTCCCCTTCAATGTCGATCCGGTCCAGTTCCTTGGCTTCGGCTAGGTATGCCTCGGCTAGTTCGTCCCATGCGTCGCAAGCCTCGCCTGCTGTTGCCTCTGCGTCTGCGTCTAGGGCTTCATAAACAATGGTTCGGGCTTTGATGTCTGCCAGTAGCTTTTCAAGTTGTTTCATGCCTTGCCCTCCCCTGTCGTCTTGCGTGCCTCTAGCATTGCGTCGGCAAAATCGTAAGCTGCCTTTGCCATTTCGGGAGGATTTATTGCTCTGTCGTTGTGCATAGCAACAGATGCAATTCCCGCCAAAGCCTGCCCCGCAAATTCATCGCGCAGGGTCTTTTCGCTGGCAAGTCCACCGGCTGCTTTGATATCTGCGGCATTGTCTGCTTTTGCCTCACTGCGCGCATTGATTCTTGCCTCAAACGTCTTCCATGTTTCTGCCTGTTCTTCGGGTGTTGGTGTGGTCATGGTCTTATCCTGTGATGCCGCCGCATTTATGCCCTGCTGTTGCATCTGCAATCTTTGTTCATGTTTTTGCATTGGTGTCAGTGGTGTCATGGTCTTGATCCTTTGTTGGGGTTGGTGGGCGGGGCTTTACGCCGCCGCCTGATTTAATTGCGTGACGCTCTGAACGTAGACGCTTTTGCGGTTTTTGTTCATGCTGCGTGCCGCTCGGTTGCAATCAGTCTTTGAGGCTGGACCGAAAACAACAGCGCCACCGTCAATAACCTTGATAATGTGCTTTGGAGTGCTTTTGCGGGTCTGTGCCATGTGTCCGTTCCTTTGTTTGCTTCTATGATTATCCTACTCGCCGCAATCCCCCATGGCAAGCCCTAATTCGGATATAACAGAATAATAATCACGGGGTCAGGGTGGCGAAATGCTCAAACACGGCGTATTGCGTGCGGCGCGTAGCATCCATCAAGAGGCGTACATCTATTTTGTCTTCGTTTTCATGGCACCCGCTACAAATGTGGTATGCCCAAAAATCGTGCGGCTTTTGGTTTGCGCCTGCCCCCGCCCTGCGCCGGAAGTGTCCTAGGACAGTGGTTGCGTTATCCCCGTTGCACCATTGGCTTTTAACTTGGCATTCCTTGCCCCTTGCAAATTTACGTAGTTTTTCTGACACAAACATCTTGCCAAGTTCGCACACGTCTTTAGGTTTAGTGTTGCGCTTCATCTGCTTGCGGGGTGCCTTAGGTGGTGTCTGGCCTTTGGCGTAGACGGGGCGTCCTGTGTTGATCTGGCTCATGTGTCGTTTTCTTTGACGTTAAAATCTACAGTATAACCGTCAGTGCTGGCATATTGGAAACGCCCTTGGTGATGTCTGCGAACTAAATTTCGATAAAGCTTCTCGTCGCTTTTTGCCAAATCGTCAGCAGTGTCTATTTCATCGAGTAAGTCAAAAAGTCCCCTTGCAATTTGCTCCCAACTTTTAGGGCCAACGGATTGTATGTGCGGGTCGTGATTTGGCCTATCGGTTCCTGCTTGATTGTGCGTCATTTGTTACCCTCTGGGTCTGTCATGTGGATGCCTTGCGGCAGATACTTGGCGCGCATTGCGTCGCCCATTTGACTTAGCTGTTTGGTCGTCATTGCCGATGTTACAGACACATAGTCCATTGCGGCTATCTTTTCCTCTAATGTCAGGTTTTTAAGGTGCTTGAGAAATGCGCAGAAAGCGGGGTCATCTGCCATGAGGATCGGGCAACCTTGGTAAAACTTGCATTCCCGCTTGACTTGATCGATTGCGCTGTGTGTCTGCTTAGCAATCTCGCCGATCCATTTGTGGATAAGCGCGTTTTGGCTTATCGTGCGCACCTTGCCTTCCTTGAATGTCAGGG